ATCCGCACAAATAAACGCGCTTGGCGAAAACGAGGTCGAAGTGATTATTTCGACTTCGGCTCTCGCCCGCGACGGCCATATTCTGGAACCGTCCGGCTGCGACCTGTCGAACTATCAGGCCAATCCGATTGTTCTTTGGCAGCACAATCCGGACGTGCCGGTAGGTCGCGCCGCCGATCTCAAGATCGACGGCGACAAAATCCTTGCGCGCATCACTTTCGCGCCAGCGGGAATTTCGCCGAAGGCCGACGAAGTGCGCGGCCTCGTCAAAAACGGAATCGTATCGGGCGTATCGGTCGGCTTCGACGTGATCGACGCCGAACCTCTCGATCCCAAACAACCGCGCGGCGGCCAACGCTTCACCAAATGGGAATTGCTGGAATGTTCCTTTTGCTCGGTGCCAGCCGATCCGGGCGCTGCGGTGACGGCACGGGTAGCGCCGCCACATAAATCGACCACCTCACAACTACAGGAGAGAAACGCCATGACGACACAGACAAGGGCGGGCAAAAAACTGTCCGCCGCGACCAAGAAACAACTCAACGACGCGCAAGACCATCTCGAACACGCGATGGAACGCCATAAGGCGCTCGGCGACCAGATGGACAATATCCGTGAGATGGGCGAAGGCGACGAGGACAGCCGCGCCGAACTCAACGATCTGCATGAGGACGCCGCCGACGCGCACCGCGCCCTTGGCCGTTCCCTGAAAGCCTGCCAACGCTGCGTCCGCGCGGCGACGAAAAATACCAAACCTCCCGCCAATGACGACGACGAGGAAGAGGATACCGAAAATTCCGCCGGTGACGGTAGCGACGACGACGAACGCGACGCCGATTTTCGCCGCCGCAAAGCCGACCTCAAAGCCTTGTCGCGGAAACCCTGATTTCAGGCGGCGCGTCCTATGTGCCGTTTGAAGCCCGAAACCGCCCTTGGGCAAGGCGTCATAGACCGTCGTGACGACGGCCTTTCCCTCTAAAGATGGAGCCCAACCTATGCCTAAAATCAAAGAACTTTTGCAAAAGCGCGCGCTTGCCTTCGATGAATTCGAAGCACTCGCCGAAAAACCTTCTCTCACCGAAGCCGAACAGGAAGAGTACGAAACCAAGAAACGCGCTCTCACCGAACTCGATGCGCAAATTAAACGTGCCAAAGAAGCGCAAGAACTTTCGGCAGGCACCGCGCAGCCGGTTGCCGGACAGGAAACGAATGAGACGAAAGTAGCGGCTACGGTCGAAAACAACCGTTACGTCAAAGAGAAAAGCCTTGTCATCGGCGGCGCCGCCAAGATGATGGCTTATGGCGGCGGTAATCTGTTCAATGCCCGTCAGGCGTCGATGGAAATCTACGGCGAAAACCATCCCGTCACCCGCGCTCTCGTGGCATCGACCGGCCCCGCCGGTGGTTTCATCGTGCCGCCCGATTACATGAACGAGATCATCGAACTGTTGCGTCCGGCGGCGGTCGTGCGCGGGGCGAACCCCCGCGTCATTCCGATGCCGCGCGGCACGATGACGCTGCCCGGTCAGGCCAGCCCTGCGACCGCCAGCTACGGCACGGAAGGCACGCAGATCGCTTCGTCGCAGCAGACGCTGAAACAGATCGTCGCCAGCTATAAGAAACTGACAGCCCTTGTGCCGATTTCGAACGACCTCATGCGTTACGCCGATCCCGCTATCGACGCCATGGTTCGTGACGATCTGGTCGAAGTCATCGCGCTGCGCGAAGATTTGGCTTTCTTGTTGGGTGACGGAACGCAAGCTGCACCCATGGGCTTCACCGGCTTCGCCAACGCATGGGCCACGTTCCAGGGCGGCACGGCGGGCGTATGGAGTTCGACCGCCAATTCGACGGCGGCGGTCAACGGTGCGGCCAACAATGCGCTGGTCGGTCAAAACGGCGGCAACTTCATCACCTCCAATGAAACCTATACCGAAACGACGGTGGTGAACGAGTTGACCGGCATGATCAACCGGCTCGATACCGCCAACGTAAGCGATAAACGCCGCGTCTGGTTCATGCATCCGCGAACCTACAACTATCTGTTCGGTTTGCTGAACAGCCTCGGCCTCTATGTGTTCCGCGACGAATTGTCGCGCGGAACCTTGTACGGCCTGCCGTTCAAGAAAACCACCCAGATTCCGACCAATATCTGGGATCCGACCGGCACGAACAAGGACTGCTCGTTCATCATCCTCGCCGAAATGACGGAAGCCATGATCCTCGACAGCATGAGCATGGAACTCGCCGTCTCGCGTGAAGGCACTTATACCGATGCCAACGGCAATACGGTGTCGGCCTTCCAGTACGACCAGACGCTGATCCGCGCCATCGCCGAACATGACTTCCAGTTGCGGCACGATAGCGGTTGCTCCGTTCTGCAATTCGTTCGCTGGTCGCCCGCCGTCCAGTAAGCGTTTGTCTGACAAGCCTAAGCCCCGAAAGCAGCCGTCGATGAGGCGGCTGCTTTTTACTTCTCATCTAACTTTGGAGGAAATCCATGTCTCTCGCAGCCCTGCATAATGTCGGTTCCTATATCGTCCCCGTCACCAGCGTTTTCCCTGAAAGCGCCGCCGCCGGTACCGTCAACGGCGCCAGCATCGACCGCGCCTTGCATAACATGCCGCAATCCTGCGTGTTGCATCAGGTGGCCGGTGCCGAAAGCGGCGCGCCGACGACGACCAGCGTGCAAACCACGTTGCAGCATTCGCCGGATAATTCGACGTGGAGCAACTATCAGATCGGCACGACCGTGCAGCAAACGGCGGCTCTCACCGCCGCCAGCACCGAAAACACGGCTTCTATCGATCTGGCCGGTGCCTATCGCTTTATCCGGGCGGTGACGGCGGTGGCCTTTACCGGCGGCACGTCGCCTGCGGTTCTGGTGGCGGCTGACATCATCCTCGGCGGCGAACGGGAACTGGCGGCGGTATAAACCATGAAGATGGTCGAATTCACCCGCGACATGCGTCCGCAACGCGCGGGCGAAAAACGCGTCTTGCCGGATACGGTGGCCGAAAGGCTGATCGCGGCTGGCGACGCCAAGCCGTGCGACAGCGTTTTCGACAAATGGCCGCAGCCGGTAGCGACGGGCCGCGCATACAAGACCCGCAAGCGGGGCTGATATGCCGGTCAGGATCGTCTCGACCGTCGTGACGGCGGCGTCAAGCTATGATTTGACGACGCTTGCCAATATCAAGGACGATCTCGCTATCCCGAACACGGATACGGACAGCGACACGACGCTTGCGCGTTACATCACCGAGCAATCCTTGATGGTGGCGCAATACTGCAATCGGGTTTTCCCGATTGAAACGGTGCAGGACGTTATTTATCCCTACCGCGACCCGTATCCGTATCAGGTGACCGGCATGCTGCCGGAATTGCAGCTTTCGCGCTGGCCGATTGTGTCGGTCGCTTCGGTAACGGATACGGTCGCAGTCAATACCAGCAATACGCTGATCGCCGGTACGGATTATATCGTCGATGAAGCGCGCGGCTGGCTGACGAAGATCGATCCGAACACGGGCTATCCGACCGGATGGAGTCCCGACCAATATACCATTGAATACACGGCGGGATATTTCGAAGCCGGTACCGGAACGCCGCCCGCCGATCTGGAAATGGCCGTGCTGCGCATGGTGACGGCGCGTTACAAGGCGCGTGGCCGCGATCCCTATCTGCGTAGTCAGGGCGAACCCGGCGTCGGTAACGAGCAATACTGGATCGGGGCGTTGCCGGGACAGACCGGGCCGTTTCCGCCTGATATCGCCGCCGTCCTCGAAAAATACCGTGTTCCGCTGGCGACGTAAGAAAGGCGGTAGGTCATGGAATTAGATGCCGTCGTCTCAGGCGACCGCGCCATTCAGGCGCGTTTCGCCGAATGGCCGAAAGACATTCATGACGGACTTTTACAGCGCATCCAGAAACTGACCGCCGAACTTTATAGCCGCGTTCGCGGGTTGGCGCCGGAACGTACCGGCAAGCTTAAGAACGAAATCGTCTCGAAAATCTTCGACGATCCCGAAAACATCAAAGGCATGGTCACGCTGGCAAGCGGCCTGAACCGCGCCGAATATATCAAGGCCGGTGCGCTGGAATACGGCGTACATCGTCCGGTTCCCATGCGCGCGCACCGCAGGACGATCACGGAGGCTTTCGGGCGCGATATTTCGCCGACGCGCATTTTAGTGAGCCAGCATCCGCGCGACGTCGATCTGGAAGAACGCTTTTATCT